CATATGTTTTGTGGCTTATACCTTTTGTCCATAACACAGGTCTAGGCTTTAACGTATCACCACCATCGATTATTTGACACACACTATCGGTTACAAAATCCTCCGCTGATTCACCGGCAGCATACACATTCGGGTCTCTGGGAGACTCTACTTTTTTAAATAGTGCATATTCGTTTCCAAAAATATCTGTTGACCACTTCACTACAGTATCGTCACCAACCAGTAGCGTTTCCTGTCGTTCATCCAATGGGTATATATTTTCTATTTTTCTCTTGAATATATCCTCGTTCGCCCACTCTAAATTTTCATGTCCGGTGAAGAAACCCATAGGATCAGTGCTCCTGCTTATACCTTTACTAGACTCGTCTCTCACATCATTCTCGGACCTGTAACTGAAAAACCTAGGAAGCTTGTTTGAGTTAACTATATCTCCGAATAACCCGTCGTTTGATGAATCAGCCTTTAGCCATGTTATGTCTTCAAAATGGTCTAAACCTATTGCAGATGATCCTGTGTAAAAGCTGTTACCAAATTTGGTCATGTCTGCATGAGCACTCACACTATCAGTTGTTGTGATATACTGCGGTGCGTAGCTATAATATGTGAGTGTTGTTACATTTTTTGGTAGTGACATGAAGCTTATCTCATATTCACTTGCTGACTCTATTGCACGTAGTCTGTTTATAATTGGTTTGTTTCTAGAGTATATATCTCTCCAAGGTGTATCAGCATCGAATATCTTCACCGGATTACCTTGGTCTATAATATAATGATCTGTACCAGCTAGTGATTTTATAAAATCAGCTTCATTATATATGTTAAGATTTGATTGCTCTTTTACATAATTATAAAACCATTCATAATCAAGCTGTTCAAAATTTTCTTGCGTGTTGTCACGTTGTTCAGTTACACTTAACACCAAACCCTCCGACAATTGTAATAACGGTATACATTCACCCAAACAATCGTCTATTGCATCTCGGAAATCAGTGTAGAGATTTTGATTGTAATCTATAATATACTCTTTATTAGTGGTGATAATATTGTCATATAAGTCTACTACTTGAACTACAATTTTTGCGTCATCTCTATTATCAATATTAAACGTGTCTGTTATTTCCAGTCGGTTTAATATACTATCTACTTCGGTATATATTGTATTTACCAGAGCTTTTTTAGTACCTGTTACCTTTTTAGTACCTGTACTATATTTTATATTTTCTCTCTCAATAGAGTAATATTTCGAGATTTGTTTTAATTTTGTACTGAAAAATGTCAGTGCTGATTCCAGGTGTCTAGGGTTATCATAATTGATATTTGTTAGAAATCTCTTCTCTTCATCTGTTGTAAAATTCAGTGCGATATTCTTTAATAGAGCTTTATACCTTTCTTTCTTAGTATAGTTGTGATCGTTATCTATTTTTTTTCTATCATGCCAATCACGCACATACTTGTTGTACTCACCTTTGAGTGATTCTTGGCTTATATTTAAACTACCAATTCTATCTAACCAATCAGTATACAGAAACGGCCTTAATTTGTCATCCCCAGTACCATCAGTGTTAACCAATACACTATTTACTGGTAAGAATTGTTTTGTACTCTTAAGATCGTATCCCATAATTATATTTACTCCTTATTCAGAGAATCAACCCCATCAAACCAATTCAACCCGCTCCTTAGTGCTTTATCTATCATCACGTCCATGAAACCAGCGTCTCCTTCCCATTTAGCTATTGTATCTGATGTTAAGTCAGCTGGGTTGATTGTCGTTTTAGTGGACTCCCAATCAATTACATTATTGGAAAAATCTCCGGATTTGTTCGCGCCTTCTATATATTCATATATGGTGTAATATTGCCATGCATTACCGCCTTCCGGGAATGACAATCCCCATCCCAGTCGGTCAAGTTCGTTATGACTACTTACCGATAGATTCAAATTATACGTTTTTAATCCGTCAAAATCTTTATCATATCCAGGTACATCCTCAACATATTTTAGCACTAATGTACCGGAAATTTTTGGATCTTCTGTACTTTGATAATATAACTTCTCTGGAATCGGACCGTATATTGGATGATCATCCGTCTTAATAACTATCTTACCATACTCAGTATACTGGCCAGAAACATAATCACCTACTGGTTCTGCACTCGGTCCGGGATGGGTTGTAATTATTATGGGATGGCCTATGCTATCTACATCAAACTTGTATGTCCTGTTTCTAAATAACAGTATTGTACTGCTCTCTGTCACTGGCCGGCCAAACATTGTGACCACATCATCTTCAATTGTATATATAGGTTCATGTTGACTGTTGGTTGCTAGATGCTCCTGATCTAGTCGTACACGGAAGTTCGCGTTAGACACAACAAAGTGATCTTCAACACGTTCTAGTCTAAAATCCCGGCGATCTTCTACACTTATCGCGACCGGATTAACAAGAGTGTATTGACCGGTGTGCTCTTCCTTGACGACATACTTCTTATCTACATGTACCTCGAGGTTTTGGGTCATTTGTGTACGTATGTTTTGTGCGTAATATCTCTCTTCAATCTGCTCTTTAACCTCCCCGGGATATAATCGCTGCAAATCCTCCATATGTCTAGACCGGATTTGACCGTCCGGCCACCGCTTCCAATACCTACTAACTTTCTTAGGTTTGTTACCAGGACCCATCGACTCTCTGGATTCGTAATATTCACCTTCATGATGTACAAAATCATTCGAGCCATATGACTTTTGTGGATCCCAGTCAAATATAAATAATATTTCATTACCTAGATTGACACCTACATTATTCTGTTCCCAGTTTCCATATTTCTCGAAGTCAGTTTGATCTACGTATTCCATACCTCTCAAACGATTGTAGTTAATTGATAGTAAATCAATTAACCGTTGTATTTCAACTGGCATTGAGTATCCTAAATCTAACATTTTATATCCAATCATTTCCGCCAAACCATATAAGGCTCTAATCGTACAAGTATCCACATCAGTGTGATTTGTTACGTAGTTTGATATTCTTTCATAAATCCTTTTCCCGAGGCTATCCACACCAGATGTATTGGTTCCGAAAATAGTATTCATTAAGTCGTTATAAATTATTGGATTTTCTTTCAGTACCGGTTGTTGCATGTACTCTCTCATGACTCCGGCGAAGTCTATATCTTCATTTATTTTCGCGACCTCATGTGTACCTGTTTGAGGTAATAATATGAATTCATCACTACATCCAGTTATACTCACAAAACCGGTTGTTTCGTCACTAGCGACTGGACGATCATCATATTTGTTAATCCATCTATATCCAGTCCAATCACCATACGCGCAAATTTCCTCTTCGAAACCGGTGGCTGATACTGGGAAGGCACCATGGGCGTGTCTAAACTTATCATCGTTGCTAATATAATTTTGATACGCGGCCATCTTTTGTTCATCTGTACCAGTAAAGTGTGTATTACTGAGGAAAACTTTTATCTGCTCCTCTGTCATATAGCTGTCTGGATATAGCATGAAATCATCTTGTTCAACACTTTTATCAGGATTCAAGGATTCTACCCATTCAAATTCTTCATACGGTATCTGCTCTGTCTTGACGTTAATATACGCACTCAAAGTGGGGTTGTCTGAATTTATCGCATATAATACTTTATCATGATTGTTTATAACTGGTAAGTTATTAGCTGTGTCCATTGATATTCCTTCGATTGCACTTCTCCGGGCTGCATTCGCGCGCCTATCGTATGTTTCTGGTTTATCGATATCAAAATATTCATCATCATATGCAGACCCTACTGCAACTGTAGTATCTATTCTCTTTTCTAAATGGTTATACCTAGAACAGTATCTACGACCCCACGAAAACCATATATGATTGTTATTATCAGGTACAATAAAACCGGCGTTGTTTATTTTATTAAACGTCTCTGCTTGCCTGGAGTTTATCACAGGTTTTTTAATTACATTGAGCACCAGTGTTTGTGTGTTGGGGTAATTTTGATCTACCAACAAAAACCTATCCGGTGATTCTTTATCAAGTGTTATGGAACACACGGACGTATCTAGTCCAGATACTAAATGTGTTATTATCTGACCACTAGTATCATATAATATCGGGTCTGTACTCAATGGGAATGTTAGATTGTCTGGTGTCATCTCCTGGAACTTCAAAGGATGTTGTCCGTTGTTAAAATATTGATTCTCGAAATGATATGTATCACCTTCGTATAATGTTAGTTGTGGGTTTATTATATTACCATAACCTTCTACCAGCAGACCAGTCTCATAATATTTCTGTCTCTCGTAATCATACTCCTGATCCATATTTACGATAATTGTTTGCTCTTCGTTCTTATGCGGTGTTGGTTTGAGCATGTCCTGGAAGTCAGTTCCTTCTAATGAGCTAACGATCAATCTTACATCCAATTCCTCGTCGAAGGAATATATCTCACTCCATACTTCATCAGTAACAGAGCCATCCTTATTCAGACCGGTTGATTCTGTTACAGCCCATACATGATCGCTAACATCCACTGTCACGTCACCAGTGAAGTATCTATCCTCATCTGGGAACTCATATTTATACAAAAATTCTCCTACCGGGCTGTATCTAGCTATAAAACTACATAACGGATTGGTGTACGTTACAACAATATCATTATTGACACATGTATCTACTGTGGTTGGTTTAATTAAATCTTCACCATATTCTCCCGGTCTACCGTTAACTTCTGTGAGCTTGTATACACTATCCTCTAACCTCCCGGATGAGGTGTATGCTGTTCTAATATCTGCTAATCGGCTAGCTTCCGGTGGAACCGCTACGGCAATGATCTCATTTGTTTCTCCAGACATTTTAACTGTTGATAATGTATCATATAAAGTTATCCAGTAATCATTTTGTTTGTCTAGTGCAACACTACTAGGTGTGTATCCATACGCATCATCATTATCGGGGTAATGATTTGCTCTAATGGCTTCCGGAAGTAGATCTCTTATGCTGATCTCGGATCTTAGGGTCCGGTTTCGCCAGTACCGGATTATCTTATCAGTATCACCATCTACAGCAATAACATCACCTAACGGATCAACTGCCATTCCATACATCCCGCTATTACCAGGTGTAGTGGTAGATATAGGTGGTGTGTATGTTTGTGTCAAACCATCGTCACCATAACTATATTCTCTATAATATGTTGGCTTTATCTGCCAAAACCAGTCATTAGTTGGATTTGTTATATAATAATATGTAACATCTATACTAAATGTTAGCGGTGGGTCAATCAATGTATGGCCATAATATCGGTACTTCTTTTCTGTGTTTAATTTTAATTCATCACTAACTGTTAAATTAGAAAAACACAAATAACTACCAGGGGTATCGAATGATTCTGTAACATCAACGAGCTCCATTCTTACAGATTCATCGTCTGCAAAGTTTGATTTCAACGCAATATAACCATAGTAACTAGACCCGCTCTTAGTTATCCAATCTCTAGCAGTACCTACTTTAGGTGCATGAGCACCTGGTTTAGTGTGTTTTAATTCTTCCTGCTGCTCCTCAACTAATTCACTAAACAATATTTTAATAGTCTTGCCGTTTATCTCTGGTGTCGTAGTACCGTCTCTATCAGCAGAAACTATACGCACATATTTGTTTACTTCATTCTCAGGGAGGATATCACCGATATCCCAGATCTTAAAATCCTCGTCACTTGAAAAGGGTGACTTCACTCTCGTGAACGTGCTATCCGCACCACTTAAATATAGTGAGATAAACCCCTGTGCTGTTAATGTATCTGTTGTTATATCACCGGCGGAAAATGCGGTTGTTGGCGCGACCCATCGTGACGATAAAGGTACAACATCATCAGAATTAACTAAATTACCACTCAAGTCTTCAGTCCTAACACACATCGACATTGGTGAGTCTATAAACTTATTACCCTTTATCTCGAACCCGCGATCTATACCGTTACTAGAGAAGTGTAACTCTCTTGCGTAGTTAAATTTCACCTGTATGGGTAGACCTACTTTTTGGGTTTCATATATCTGAAAATAGGCCGCATACAATATTATGTCTTTGTCTTCAGCTTTTGATAAAACCATATTGAACTCATCTGATGATAAATTTTCATTTGCGAAAACTGCTTCAGCTACATTTTCACTTGGCTCGACATCACGTGCGCTAGTCAATCGATTCGGGTTGTCATCCATATAGTGAACAATTTTCGATCCGGATGTTCCTGCGAAAATTGCCCCTACCGTTGTGCTCGGTACTCTAATAATATCCGTACCTTCTTTCTTTACATATACATAATCATTAACGTCTGTTTGTACCCTCTCTACTGGTACCGTACTGTCAGGAGTTTCTAAGAACCTCCAGCAGGGTGTTAGATGTGAATCCGCCATCTTCCAGTATTGGTCTGTTGATAGTGGTTTGGATTTGCTACCAGTTGCGTACAAGTTTATATAATATCCACCATCACCACTAACTGTTGGCCAGCTTTGCCAACTATTCATTCTATATATCGTCAATTCATTGCTTGGTATTCCGGAAAAGCACCTCTCTGGACGACCACCATTAGGGTCCGCAATGACAGGTGTATACCACACGAGCGAATCTGGTATATAATTATAAACTTTAATCTCTTGTGATAATCGATTTTTATGTGTTACACCATTTTGATCTGTAAAGATACATGTTACATTGTATATGCCCGGGTATTGATAATGCTTAGAAACACTAACGCCTGTTTTAAATGTACCATCACCTAAATCCCAAATCAATTTGTCCATACTCGCACCAATATACGTGTTATCTAGAGATGAGAGCTCTGCTGTGAACGTAAACTCGGTTACAGGTAATGAGTAACCTGTCAGTTGATTAGTACAGTTGTTTATAACACCAAGACCATTTTCCGATTTAAATGGTACTACAACATCCGAAAAGCTCGAACCAACTAGCTGTTCATAAGTGGCCATTTTTACTCTATTTCAACATATTTAACCAAGTTTGTTAAATCGTGTAAATACGGAAATTTAAAATAATCTAGTTTTACGTTTTGTGTAGTAATGTTAACATCTGAATCCCGGTAAATTGGATTCCATATACATAAGCTAATTCCTTGTGTTCTTTGACCGGTGTCTTTACGCACAGTATATACGTTCTCAACACCTCTAACATCTTGTATTTGCTGCCCTAACACCATTGTATCAATCACATGCCCTAATGTCACATTGTTATTATCAAAATATTTTGTTATAATATTAATAACTTCATCTACTATAGCGGCGTTATCTCTTGATTCTCCTAGTTCGCGTGTTAATACTAGTTTTGTATTTTCTACAACGTCAGGTGACTCCAACTCTCCGGATGCTCTTAAACCTAAAGATACTGCCATGTAAACAGCATCTGTTATTACAGGTTGGTGGCCTATCATTGTTATATCGTTTATACTGTTCAATATCAAGTTTCTTTGAGCTGTATTTAAATATGTAGTCATCGGTAACAATGATGTTGTGTTCATTATTTTTGGTACAGCATATATGTAAACATTACTGGACGTGTAACTCGATCCTGTAGGTAGGTGGTTGAAGAGAACTCTACTCTCCATATACGGGTTATTGATACCTATTACTTCTGACATATATTTGAGATGGCCGTCCATATATGTTTTATTATCAACAACCTTGATATCAGATAGTATTCTATTAAAATTCTTAGATATGTAAGTATTATAATCATCCAGAGTAACCAATCTATCCTGAGTTACATGATGTATTGGTGCTTTCTTCTTTATATCTGTAATAGACTCTCTATCCTGTGGAAACGTACTTGATGTGTCGTTTGTCATACTTAACGTCTCTAGATTATCGTATGATATGATATTTAAATTTTCTGAACGGATGTCATCTTTTATGGTGTTGTAGATATTTGTACCCATCATGACCAGTTTTGTTTTGTCTAGAAAATTTGGACCAACTCTACCTTTTTCACCAACACTCTTTAAATAGTATATCTGTACAATATCTCCGGGGGCTAGTTTTCGGCCATTAATTCTATTACCAAACTTAATTTCATACGAAAGGTCATGATTTAATCTCTTTTCAAAAACCATCTCATTTTCCTTATGTAGATGTATTGTATTTGTTTCCTTATATTCGTAATATTTCCCATCCTCAATATGTTTAACGTACACATTGATATTAAAATGATCTATGTGTGTGTCTTGTTCATTACTTGTCAGTAAAAATAACTCATAATTATTACCTATAGCGGTCATGGGAGCGCCTTCAACCCAGGTACCTTGATATAATAGATGATGGTCACTTACAGACTCAATTTCCTCTACACCAGTTGTAATCTTAGTGAAGGATATGTCTGAAACTGTTGTATAACCCACACCACTATTATTCACGTACGTGTACCTAGGTATTGTGTATGTACCTGGTACTAAGTCATCACTAGCATACATCTTGAACGGCAATGTGCTCGTTTGATAACCTAGTGGATTATAGTTCAATATTTTTACTATCTTATTGACGTTTTCATAGATTGTTGATTCACTAAAGACACTTTCAGATGATGTACGGTTGAGATAGAATAACAACACATGATAACTATAAGCTATTATATCTATAAATGATGATATATTACTACCTTCATAAATTTGATCAGAGAATGAACCTTGTTTGTTCAGTCTGTCGATTATCATCGACTTTAAACTCTGTGCATCAAAAGTTGTGTATGCTGTCTCTGGTAGACTGTAATCTGTAAATTCTTCACTCATTTTCTGTTATAAAATCAAAACCAGGACCAAGTACTGCCTGATAGTTATTACTTATATTTAATTGAGGTATCAGCAATGCCAGTTTTATATGGTACTGATTTTTTTCGAAATCAGAAACAACTGTTACATTATTAACAACAACTCGAGGCTCATACCTCTCTATACCGGTGACAATTGCCTCTCCGATTTCCCTGGAAACCATTTCACTGACAGGTTCAAATAACCATTGAGTTAAATTTATACCAAATGTCGGGTTTAAAATTTTCTCTCCAGGTGTTGTGGTGAATATGTTTCTTATACTGTTTAGAATTGCTGCCTCGTCAGTATCAATACGTAGGTCAGTCTGTGTTATCTTTGAAAACATCGATCTGGTTTCTGGTAAGGCGTTCTCTTGTAAATCAAAATGTAGGTCTCTATATGTTACCTTTTTTTCTGTTACAACTTCTTGTGCAGCTATATTGTTTATTACTATGGCCATTTGTAATTATTTATTGTGTTAACTAAAATACACCTGGGAAATGCCCAATGGTTTGATAAATAATTAAGATGAACAGTAAATTTGATATGATATACGAGAGCAACTTCTCTAGATTTCAAGGAGGTGGTTTCCTCACCGGAGATATAATCAAGTTAAAAGATGGGTGGGAGAGTGATGAATGGTCTACTAAAGCACCAGCTCAGCTCATTGAAAAACTACGCGACTTCGCGGGATCTGATTTAATTTTACGTGTAAGTAGCGTAAAAACTGTTAGACCTACAGTCAATTCTACTGTCGATCAAGCAGGTGGTGTTGATGGTTTTCATATTGATATCTGCCAAGAAACTGCACCAGGTATGTGGAATGGGCATTTTGTTACCGTACCACAACATTTACTTGAACTAAATGGTCCAACTGATCGTATACCAGATATTCCAGAATCGATGAAAAGGACGGATGATGTGGATGTGAAGCCAAAAGAAATCAGCTCCGAGGATACAACGACCGAAGGAGATGACACCTCTAAACCTCAAAGACAAACCGGTACGGATGATAAAGTAAACCGGTCGATGACAGATAAAAACACAAACCTACCAGGTGCAACAGCTGCGAAATCATACACAGCTAAATATCTGTCCTAATTCCTAGTTAGTTCAATTAAACATGTATAGAAGTTGATCTCTGGATCAATAACAAAAGCAGATCTATAGATATGCTCTGAAACGATCACCATGTGAGCTGCCTTCTTCATATCATCCATTTTTTGATCATGTATGTGGTTGAACAATCCTCTCAACAGTTCAGGATAATCACCATTAAATACATGTTCATTCTCGATCACCTTTTTTCTAGCTTTGAGTGTTAATTTTTGTTGAACAATCTTATATATCGATTCAACAAATTGGTCCTTTATTTTTGTTAAGTTATCAAACGAGAGTGTTTTATCAATTATGTTTTTTTGTATCTCGTTTATACATTTTCTCAGATCCGGGTAGCAATGTTTAACAAATTTCTCAAGCTTATCGCTATCATTATCATATATTATCTCTTCTCGTGACAGAATATCCCGTAACCGGTCAACACACATG